CCCCCGTCGTTTTTGAATGTAGTTTGTTACAATTCTATATTCCTACTACAATCAAATATGTTTTTCATATTTGCTTCTAGTAGTCTAGACATCCTGTAACCGGATGCTAAATTTTGTCATTTATACAGATAAATGCCAACTGCACTTCTTGTGGTGAGAAGTGCGTTCGGAACTCTTAATTGAGTTCCACCTATACCTGATCTTACTGGTTCATCATGTTTTAGAATCAGTAGTCCCTTTTGTATATAGGTCCCAATAATATTTTTTCAAGTTATTATGGTTTCTAAACTTGCCAGGTGGACTGCCCAATCGTCCAACCACTCCTGTGGTTTTGCCCCGGATTTCTTTGTATATAAGTTCCGTTTCTATGGCCCCGGATTTCGTTTTGCTAGGTTCCTTTTGTATCCGTTGTACACTAAACGCTCATTGTGTCCAACAATAGGATAGCCAGGTTTACTTATAGCCTTTCGTTACTTTCCATCAATCAGCCTAAATTTCGACTATTTGTGCCTATGATAGATCTGATATATAAGATGTTCCGCCAAAATGCGGCACTGCTCACTCCCAATCTCGCAAATTGGGATCAAGTGTTGTGGTGTCCTGCTAAGAGACCGAGTGGTTGGAGTAAAGACCCAATCGTGGATCCGATTTTGAGTGTAATTTAAGGTCTAAACCAAGACCCCGTTGTTCACACTGCATAGGATCTTACTATAGAATATACACATTGTTGTTAGTCATTAACTTTCGTTGTTTTAAAAACAAATATATCTGTGACCCAGATGAAGGCGTCATGCCCGTTGTTTGCAGCAAATTATTGACCGATCGCTTTGTATGAAGTGTCTATAGGAATTTCATTAGGATTTGGACTCACCAAATGAAATTACTGGTAACTGAACATTTATATTGATTATTGTTTCATACCGCGCACATTTATTGGATATTTTAGAAATTGATGCAGCCGATAAAAATGAGGAACTGCTGCACAGTCCCTTCCTTTTTAGGTCGAGGACCGGTGGGGTATCCCGAGTACATTATTCAGAAGTCTTATCGTGATATTAATATGCCACGAGTCCACTCTGACAGTTCTAGTGGTGCTAGAACCCAAAAAGACAGTTCTTTGTACAAGTCTATCTTGGAAAGAACCCGTAACTTTTTTGCCTTTGATAAGAAGTTCAACATGAGAAGTGAGGAAGAACTTCAATCAATTGCAAGAAACCTTTATTCTGATATGCTCTTTCAAAAAGATCAGGAAAGAATACTTCATCAGGAGAGACAAGCCAAAAGAATGGCTGTTTCACTGCGTAGACTCAAGCAAAGAGAGTTTGCCAGTACTGAAGTGTCTGTTACTATTGATGAGAGTAAATTCAGATACCGTTCCCGCGTTAAGCAAGATGAGTACGAGCTAAGTAGATTGCAACTGAAAATTGCCAAAGAGAAGCACAAGTTTCTCAAGAAAGCTCACAAATTGAAGAGGAGGGCCGATCTTCTTGCTATACACAATCCCGATTCCTTTGATTCAGACTTTTCTAATGTTGAATACAACAGTCTCGCCGATATGGGCTATATTTTTGATGTGGCTAGTTTTGACGTCCTGTTCAATACAATTAAGAATATGGGATCAATTATTGATATTGATGTGCATACACCCATCATGGTGTCAATTATCAATCTTATTGTAGTTTTCTCTCGTTCTAAAGACAGCATTTTGAGGGCATCCGCTACTGCAACTGTTATCTCTACTTTTAAGTTAGATTTTAGTACAAAAGCCATTGCTACCCTCGCTGCGGGAGTTGCTTCATATGTTGGTAGTGTTTTTGCAGATGAAAAGTCTGAACTCCAATATCAATCCCTTGAAGACGTTGCTGGTATTGCCTCCACATTGGATAAAGTTCTCAACGCTGATTTTGTAAATGCTGTCAGACAATTGTTTGTAGGCCTAACTACATATCTTGCGTTTCCAAGAGAACATGCCGCCAAAGTGTTTGACCTTATTGGTACCACTGCCATAAAGATGTCTGGATTGCGTCTAGTTAAGACAGTTCTTGAGATCATTGTCAAAATTGGTAGGTCTGCCTCATTATGGTGGCACGGACAAGATGGCAAAGCTGTTCCATTGAGTGAAATTTTGTTTGGAGCCTCCACAATTGAAAGCTTGAAAGCAGAATACGCAATACTCGAATTGTATCAGAATCAGGTTTATTCAGGATTGCCCGTCGACAAACACATGTGTCAATATCATTATATGAGATTGTCCAAAGCGTTTATTGCCGTTGCAGATGCATATGGAAATTCCATTGGCCGACATAATCCCGATTATAGACGCATTCAGGATTGGGTCATAAATGTTACACGATGGTCGAATCTTGTCGGAAATAGAATTCAAACTCAGACCCGTATACCAGCTTTTTCTACGCTAGTCGTGGGAGAACCTGGAGTTGGAAAATCTCTTACTGTCCAACTCTTAGCCTCTCGCCCAGCTGCCATTAAAGGTTACAAGTTTGAGATGTCCCATATATATCCTAAAAATGCAGATGACGACTTTTGGGAGGGCTACGCTCCTAGGGAGCACAATGTCGTTTTCATGAGTGAAGTTGGAAAAAAGGCTAGAAATCTTGCACAAACTCAAGGAGATAAGGCTCTCGATGCGTTTCTGTCCGCCGGTGATAGTATTCCATACTTCCTCAACATGGCTTTTGAGGGCAAGGGTAAGACTCCATTTCTTGCAGAGTTATTTTTGATTGATGCCAATAATGAGACTTTAAATCTCGACGTGTTGTACTCTAATCCCTCAGCTTTTTGGAGACGAATTTTGATTATTGACCAAATTGTTAAGCCACAATATCGTAAGATGGGGAGTTGCCAGGTAGATCCTGACAAATGTGAAGATATGGATTGTCTATTTGATGCTTATCTCTATACCGTTTCAGTACGTACTCCAGAGACCAGCGTTAAGTCAAACAAAATTCCCATTGTTACAAACGTTGATTATATCAAGATGGTTGAAATCTTTGATACTATGTTCATACAACACCAGATGAGAAACTCTCGAGTCAATTCACAATTGTTGGACCTCATTCGTAGCATTCCTTGCACATCTGAAATAGTTTCTAATGTCCCTCGGACATATTTCAATGAACCAGTTGAAGATGACGAAAAGAAATTGACTAATGGTATCTTTGGTGCCGCACGTGCAGAGGATTATGGTCTTCCAGCTAGTGTTAGATTTGGTAACAAAGTTCGTTCTATGCAAGACCAGTTGAACAATCTTTACTCATATGTATCCAAAGATGGAATTTCCGTCAAGAGCACATTGAGAGTTCGTACAATTGAGAATTTGTTCGGAGGTGATCCACAATTGAAGATTGAAAACAATGGTGTATTTGATACAGATTCATATGTAAACCAAACTATATGCAAAGCAGAAATGCCTACCACAGATGTTGGTCGATTGTGTGTTTCGACTATTGAAAAGCCGATTGCTGGAACTGGGCGTTTGTACCGTGCATTTAACAACATCATGATGGAGTTGATATCCAGATACGATCAAACAACGGTTTTGGAACTTGACGAGAAGTCTGATCATTCTTTTTCTGCATCATATTTTGAGAAAGTTCACATGCTACAGGATTTCTTATCTCAGTGTTCAGGAGCTATTGTTGATCCGGTCAGTGCTATCACTGTTCTTGAGAATACAGTTTTTTGTTTGCAACACATTATGGATTCACAGCCCCCAAAAATTGAACATAGTATGTATCAAGCACTCCGTGAGATTGAGATGACTGTTGATGGAGGAATGCATTTTTTCGAATCTAAATGCCCCAGTGTTGAGGTTGCAGAAGTTCTTGAGAAACGCAAAGTTGATTCTGATGAGAAAGTTCAATACCAGATGGTTGGTATAGTTGGCGATGCCAGAACTCATGCCCAGTTTTACTGGGATACTATGATTGAGTGCTTCAACAGCTCCATTGCTTACTGTTTCTATTTCAGTGTCGGAAAATGTATTCCTGAAGTCATTGACAAGAAAGACATCTATCACTTCATACCTACATTGGTTTTATGGTTGATTGGATTGTGTCCTACAATTTTGTTGTATCTTTACATCATTATCTTGGCCATATTCTTTTCTTTCCCGAAAATTGCTGCATGGTATGTACGTCGAAGGGTTGTTTCTAAAGCGCGTTTCTATAAAGCTCGTGCCTATGATACTGTTCAAGCAATTGGTAATCGATTAGGATACAAGGTTTCTCCAGAGGATCCTGAGATTTTGTTGTGCATTCGCAATGTCAAGTACGGCATGTTTGTCTCGTGTGCTTTGTTGTCTTCTATTGTTGTCTTTGAGAAGATTCGCAAGATATTTAAAAAGACAATTCGCGTTGAGCACAATGCGGCATTTTCTAAACATGCTTTTGGAGAATATGAGGAAAAATCTGGTTGTGACGAGCCTTATGCCCGTATTAAACCAGCTCATGATCCATGGAACTGGAATGTCATTTCCAATTTGCATCCTAGATATCCCCATACTGGTGGACTCAAAACATTCAGGGACTTTATTCGAAAAAACACTATGTTTGTGCGAATTAAGATTGCAAACAAGGAGTATAATAGTCACTGCATTGGTCTATCAGGCCATGTCGTTCTGATCAATACTCATTTCCACAAGAATGCTCGCGACCAATTAGTTGGTCCCCTTGTCATTGAGGCTGGTCCTCTTGGAGAAGATGGCCCAATGACCCATACTGTGTCTGCAGTTAAGGGTTCATATATTGATTTGGGAAATGATATTACAATAGCCATGTGCTCAAGGAAATTTGGGAATGTATTGCAGCATGTTTCCGTCAGACCTATCTCTTTTGGTGAAGGCAGCATAGAAGATGTAGATGTTCAAGTAAATTTCTTCAATGAAAATCCTGTCAAGATCAATGACCAAATACACAATGAGTATTATCTCTATCGTGGATATGCTGGACTTGGAAAGTGTGGAAATGTATTGACTGCCTCTGTTGGCTCCTCGTGGGTCATAATTGGAGTGCATGCGATTGGAGAAATGAATGGAGATATGGGCTACTCTATGCCCCTATATAGAGGAGCTCTTGAGAAGGCTGTTCAACAGTTACATCAGAACCTCAAATTGATGCAATTATCCGATATGCCCGAGAACAATAGGATTTTTAATTCTTTACCGGTTATGAGAGTGAATTCAAAGTCTCCTTTCAAACACATACACTTGCCAAATGTGGATTATTATGGAACAGTTACACAAAGTGCTGTTAACAGAAAGTCCAGTGTCGTTTCGAATATATATGCACCGTTCATTAAGGAAATAGAAATGGTTACTGGGATGAAACAAGAGAAAATTTTCACAGCTCCGGTTATGAAAGCTGGTATGACTAAGAATGGTTACGTTTCTCCTCAGAACAATGCGTTGTCACATTTCACGGGACATGTTGAGATGAACGAATTTCCGGCCGTCACGCGAGCAGTGTCGTATTTGACTCCCAAGTTGCTATCTAGGTTGAAAGAAGAAGTTGGGGACATCAAGTTACATCCATATCTAGCCCAAAGTGCCATCAATGGATCTCCTGTAGATGCATACTTGAGGAGGATAAATGCGTCCACTGCCGCAGGTTTTGGACTCAAAGGTAAGAAGAAGGATTTTCTACCTCTCGAGGATGATGAAATCACCAGGAATGTTGACGATGTGGTTGCAGAGCGGATATTGGATATCTTCAAATCATTTGATAAAAGAGAATTATCTGGTACTATTTTCAACGTTGCTTTGAAGGATGAACCAGTTACGGTTAAGAAAGCTACAGAAGGTGTTACTCGGTTGTTCTATGTACACGAGTTGGCCCATTTGATTGTTTCCCGTCAATTTCTTGGCCCCATAGTCACTCTCATCCAACAGACAGAAGCCTTTTGTTCTATGGTAGGGATTAACATGTATCAAGATGCAGAAGCTGTATATTCCAAATTAGTTAGGTTTCCAAACTATGTTGAGAATGATGCAAAGAAATTTGATATCACTGCTGCCTTTGCCGCGCGTTGGGGTACGTTCACAATAGTTCATAATATTTGTGAAGCGCTTGGATACAATGAACAGGCTATGATATATCTCGATGGAGTACTGTCTGATTTGCTAAATCCTATGTATGTCCTTGATGGGGATTTGTTCTCAAAGTCCTCGGTTCCTTCTGGACACTATGGAACAGCAGAGCTTAATTGTCTTATTGTCTTGATTCTCATGGTTATTTCATTCCAAGAAGCGCAAGATGAAGGGAAGATTCCTAAGTCTGCAGATTTCTTCGATCATGTCTCTCCCGCATATTATGGTGATGACCAAAGTGCATCAGTGAGTGATATTGCAGCACCAGGTGTTAATGGTATTGCGCTGTCAGATATATATACCAGGTTTTCTATGACGCTCACTGCTTCAGATAAATGTTCATAGTTGACGGAGTTTGTTGATATCGAGAATGCTACTTTCTTGAAGCGCTCTTTTGCCTGGTCGGTTATTTTGGACAGACGTATTGCAGTTTTGGACCCACAGAGTATTTTCAAGATGTCGAGTGTCACAGTCCTTTCTGATGCTTGTCCATATGCGGAGCAAATGGTTTCCGTTGCCAATAGTGCTCTCGGTGAGTGGTTCCTGCACTTATCCATTTATGATGACTGCGAGAAAAAATATGATCATCTCCGATCTATTTATGTCCGAGCTCTTAATGGACGGTTTCCCAAGGTGGAAATTGAGGATAGGGTATTTTCATACCCAAAAGTCCTCAGTATCTACCTCCCTCCTGTCAAGATGTCACTCTAAGTGAGTGACATCCCCTCGTGGCCCGCGAGGATAAATAATGGGCAATGGCCCCTGGATATCATTGTATGGGCGGTAGACAATGCTTGTGGTGGTATCTGCGTGTGTGTATTTTCGGAACTATTAAATTCACGTGAATGCGCCACCACAATAGACCAGCGTCCTCGAATCCGCTGGCTAAAATAGATCAAAGTTCTAACTTTGTGTGCAAATGGATGTAGCACACAATGTTTAAAACATCTTCTGAGAATTTCCTTTTGGACAGACGAGCTTCTGTCATGCGCGAGATTGAGATCCTTGAAAAGGAAGCTCAAACAATGACCCATCCCCGTCCCGGTCTTATGACTTACCAACTTAAGTATTTGAATCAGTATGCTACCAGTGCAACATTCAAGTCTTACACTGATGAATGGATCCGAGTTAATGATGCATTATCCGTTCTTCACCGTGAATTTGAGCAAATCGATTCTAGGATTGCCTTTCTTAATGATCGTAAGCTCGAATATCAATCAGCTGCCGGAGAAATTTCTGATGGTCCAATTAGTTCCAATTTGACTGAAATACATGATACTGTTACTGATGTTGGAGGAGAAGAAGTTAAATACGAGGCACTCATAGACAAAAATGTTACATTTTTGAAAACGTCTCATGATCTCGAAGGTTTCTTCAATCGACCGATTCAAATAGCCACATTCCCGATACCACTATTGACCGCCGTAAAAGGTTCATATAAGGTTTGTGATTTATATTTGAACGATCCATCAATCAGAGCAAAGCTGAGAAATTTCGCTTATCTCAAGGCTAAGTTCCATGTCAAGATTGCGATTTCTGGTACCCCTTTTGATTACGGCCGGGCTATTTGCGCCGTATATCCGTGGGCCACTGACATTGCACCTCTTACGACTTTGTCGAATTCACTTGCCTCTTGGGATTTGCTACGTGTTCAGTACTATAGCCAAGCTAAATTAAGTGGATTAATTGATTTCAAGGAGAACAATCCTCTTGAATTTGAGCTTCCCTGGGTATCGCCTATGCCCGTGGGTCGCTTGTACAACAATTCTGCTTCCGCTTTGGCTTCTGGAACTTCATATGATGATTTTACTGACATGTGGACACTTTATTTCCAGGTTTTGAATCAGTTGAAATGTGTTTCTTCTACACCATCTGCAGTTTATGTGAATATATATGCATATATGTCTGAGGTAGAGCTTGGTGTTCCTACAGCCACTCAAACAGTTATTGCACTCAATTCCAAAACTAAGATGCATGACGAACGCAAAACTGGTCCTGTTGAAAAGATGTCTTCTTCTATGGTACAAATGTCTCAGATGCTTGAAAGTGCTCCTCTCATTGGACCTTATGCAAAAGCATCTACTATGGCCTTTGGTACCTTGAAGGACATTGCTTCACTCTTCGGTTGGTCAGCCCCAGTGATTGATTCCGTTCCCTCTAGAGTCAAGAATGAGCCATTTCAAAATGGTGCTTCTTTGATTCAAAGAGACACTGGGCAGCGCCTCACATTGGATCCCAAACAAGAGTTGTCCGTTTCCACTGAATATGTCGCAGAATCCGAAGATGAGCTTATCATTGCAAATTTTGTGAATCGTATTTCATATTTCTCGACATTTACTTGGAACCATGCAACCGCCCCCATGAATCCTATACAGTTTTTCGTTGTTCATCCGCGTTTGACTAATGGATTCATTGGTGCTCCTTCTGGTACCAAAAATGTTGTTCCCACTCCTATGAATATGATGTCACAGGCATTCACTAAGTGGCACGGTACAATTGAGTTCACCATTGAGATTGTCTGTTCTGCATTCCACAGAGGTAAATTGCTCATCATGTATGAACCAAATATTGCGGCGTATACCAGTATTTTGGCTACGGGTCTCACCATGAACAAGCAGTTTGCACATGTGATAGATATTCAGGAAACACAGCGATACTCAGTGTGCGTTGAATGGAACTTTCCAAGGCACTGGGCGGACAATTTACCAGATTCAGTCTCATTTAACACCATGTTTGGTGCTGGTATTACTGGCCCATTAAATTTTGTTGAAGCTGCGAATGGCTACCTTATCATTGCACCATTCACGCAACTACAGTCTCCGGACAATAGTGACGTAGAAATAAATGTGTACCTACGTGGTAAGGATTTCGCGTTCAACAGATTATCGACACAATATATGCCACAAAACAAGCTGTTGCAATACAATAGTGGTACGTCGATCACAAATGTGGAGGAGTCTTGTATTCCAATAAATGAGGACTGCTTCTCAAGAGAGGGTATGGCGGAAAACTTCTATGGAGAACAGCCCCTATCCATCAGAGCATTACTCAAGAGATTCATTGTGGCAACTCAGAATGCAGTTCCAACCGGTGCTGCGGGATAGAGGACATACACTCTTTCATCCCCCATTTTCTCGTCAGAACAATCAAAATTTGGTGTCGTCTCTACTGGATATTCGCTTTTTAATCATTTCCGATTTTGTTTCTTGGCCATGCGAGGTTCTAATCGCAAGAGAATTAATTGGATTTCTGATTTAAATGCATATTATTCACCAGTATATGTTAGATTGGGACAAGAAAATGTTGCTGTTGCTGCTACTTCGTCGAGTAGTGTTTCTGGGATTACAGTTGGTCCAACTATTGACGGTACCTTGACGTTTGTGCCACATACCAACGCAGGGGTAGAATTTGAATTGCCTTTTTATTCAAACAATCTATTTGTGTTTGCTTGTAGCACTACACCATACACTCCAACATGTGCGCAATTTGACCAGAATGGTACTACCGGACAATATCTTTTAGATATGCCATTTCCAATACGTCCAGGTATTTTGCACATCACTGAGAGTGAGGCCACCGGAGAGGATTTCCAACTATCCTACTTCATAGGATGCGTTCCATACGTATCCGCATGATAAAATCATGCAAAATAGTACATACGCCATTTGATGGCAATGTACGAGCGGGG